AGATAGCCCTGCTGGTCTTTCCCGATGTACTCCCACTCTTCAACGCTGATAACGGTGAAGGTGCCGTTGAACTTTGCGCCAGCGCCTGCGACAACGATGCTGTCGCCCGGTTGAACCTCGGAAGGGGTCAGGGTCTGTACGGCTGACACATCATCAAAGTGAAAACCATGAGTGATTGTGTAAACAGACATACAGACCCTTTCCCGACTACCTAGTTATCAGGCGAAGGTGAACTTGACGAACTTTGTCTCGTCAATCATCAACGCTGCGAAGTAACCGCGGAGAGCGATTGTGCGCGAAAGCGTGGATGGTGACTCGATGGACATGGTGCCCTTTTGCTGTTCAAACAGTTCGTAACCCGAAGCATCGCCAACGATGGCGGTGCCACTGGCGAAGTTGCGGTCAACAACAACGGACAAGCCAAAAGCGTTACCGCCGTACGAGTTCACACCAAGATCGCCGTATGCGTTCATTGGGCCCACCTGTGGGAACAACGGACGGTTAGCGGTGTCGGCAAGCGCGATGAGGTTGCGCCAGCGGTCTGGTGAAACGAACAGGTGAGTAGGCAAGTTGCCGTTTGAAGAGCTCAAGATTGTTGATGCTGCTTCAGCAATTTCTGCTGACCAAACTTCAGGCTTAGCCACGTCTGCAAGAGCAAATGCTTGTGTGACGGTTGCGCCTGCGACCAACTGGTCAGCGGCGTAGTTGTCGGTTGCGTTCGCGTAGATACGGCCCATGTCGTCAAGAACAACCTGAAGGATTGAAGGGTCACTCCAATCGATATCGGCTTCACTGATATTCACGTAGCCACCGAAAATTTGCTTGGTGCATTGGTTGTTAAACACAACTAAGGTGCCAGCGGTTGGAGCCTGCTCACCGATAGAAGCACCGATGCTTGTGTGCGTGGTGACCTCAGGACGGATGAAAACCTTGCCGCCTGCAGGCATTGCACGAACGCCGATTGCATCAACTACTGGACGACGACCGATGAAGTTGTTGTAAACAGGCTGAAGGATTGGGGTTGGCAAGATGCCGGGTGTGTCGGTCGTGACGATGTCAGGTGCAGCTGCGCGGAGTGCTTCTGACATTGCGCGCCACTGATCGCCACCCGAGATGGCAGCAGCGATGTACTCGACTGCTGTCGGAAGTGGGGTCTCGCGACGTGCTGCCGCAAAGATTGGTGCTGTTGGAACAGTTTCAGCCGAAGCCTCAACCGTTGGGATTACTTGTGACATGGTTTCCTCCTCGGAAATGTCTTGGGGTTGGGGTTCGACAACTTCTTCTTCTGACTCTTCGTCAGGCTGGGAAGCAGCGATTTCTGTGATGACAGCATCCGAGAACGCTGGCATGGCGACAAGTGAGATCTCTGCGAGAGAAGCCTTTGAGACAACCATTGTCCCGTTCTTGTCGTACTTAAACTTGATTGGAATGGCACCAACGGACACGGAGTCGTAAGCGCCAGCCTTGACAAGTTCAATGGCCTCATCGCTTGCGCGAGTATTGGCAAACTTTGCGGTAAACAAAAGTCCGGCATCGTCATCAGCCAGTTCAGTTATTACGCCGCGTAACTGGGTCATGTCATGATTTTCCAGCAGCTTCGGTGCCTTTGCGTTTACGTCAAAAGCGCCACGCTTAAACATGACCGATTCACCCGAGGACACTGTCGCTGGAGTGTCCCAAGGAACAGCCACGCCCGTGATGGTACGGGGGCTGTCCTCGCCAGCGGCAGCGTCCAAGGTGACTGGCACGGCTACAAACTCAATTCTCACAATTCGTCATCCATTTCATTGTCGGGCATACCGTTGGGGCTTTCAGATCCTTCGTAATCTTCAATGTCAAACTCGACATAGCGGTTACGAGGAAGAACTTGTGCGCTGGAAAGGGTCTGCTCAATAGCGTCCATGTAAATACGAGCGCCGAACAAGTACAGATCCTGACGCGCCTGCTGGGCGTTCTGATACGTCATGCTTGCGCCCTCAGTCGGGGCAGACACAAGGTAGGCAGGCACGGAACAGAGGCGAGCCATCTCAAGGGACTGGTATTTGCGCTGATCAGCAATAACTTCCTGGGGGTTCTGTGTGAACTCACGAAACTGAATTTGCCTTGAAAGGGCCCCAATGGAGTTTTGTTTACGCGCTGCAGCCCACGCTGAAGCAAGAGAACCAAGGTCATCACCTGACATGTCTTCGCCGTCAATTTGCTGCAGGTAGCCCGGCACGGTCTCAAGAGATGCGTAGCGGTCAGCTGCCATGTTCAAATAAATGTTTGTGTTGATGGCTTGAGCGCCAATCTTCAAGATGCCTTCAATAGGGCTCAAGAACTGGATCACATTGTTCACGTCAAGTGGTTGTCCGTTGAACTCAAGTTCTTTAGACGGCCCGTAATACTGAGGGATTCCTGTTTGTTCGGTGCTTGAAATGTTTGCAGCTGGGAGCCATGTAAACGAGGCAGGCAACCCGGTGGAGTAGCGCGTGGTGACGTAGGCGTACGCCGCGCCGTAGAAGAACATGTCCGAGAAGATGTTTACAAAGAAGAACGAGCGTGAGACTTTCGGATCTGGTGTTTCCATCCAAGGCTCAAGAGGCAGATAGACCTCGTCATAGTCGGAGCCGTTCCACTGCTTGGAGTAATGCTTTAGACCAACAGAGCCGATGATGCCTGCGAGCAAGTCCCTACTACGACTGACCGTTGGAATACTGAGCGCGCGCACCTCTGCGGAGCCAGTTGTGTACTGGATAAAGTTGCCGATATAGGACGCGCCTGCAGCCGCCTGCACAGGTGCAGAGGCAAAAGCGGCCGTGTCAACTTTGCGTGAGAAAATACCCATCCACTCGGAGTCTTACACAAGGTTGTTGCAAATGCAACTATCTTGACGAACCCATTGTCGGTTTATTTGCGCCACCCGGACGCGACACCATTGCAGCTGCAACGATGAGACAACGACAAGCCTCGATAGGGCCCGGTGATCGTTGGCTGGAAATTGACAACGCGCCACCCTGACCGCGAATCAGTACCGCCCTGTTTACATGCTCCGCAAGAAGGATCTCACCTGTGTGCTTGATCCTGTCCTCGTTGATAAGACCCTTAACGGTGGACGTGTATTTGTTTATTTCGCCGTACCCCCACTGCACCGTCCTGCGCTGAAACTTCTCAGGCGTGTGAATAAACAAAGACGGCGTAATCGCCAGCTGCGTTTTAGGTTCACGCTCCAACGAGGCTGTGATCTGCTCCCACATTTCAGCAATGGACTCAGTCTGAAACTCCACTGAGGCAACAATGTCCCCGTCCGTATTCTTGCGACACCACACGCCCACATACTTGGAATCATCAACGGCTGAATCGACTGCGAGCACCGAAGTCGTCCCGTCCCACTGGGAGTTCTCTGTAAACCGTTTTGCCCATTGCCCCGGGGGAATCCAACTTGACGCAGCCGATACCCACATATTGCAATGAGCCCTTAACCATTGTGATCGGTCAGGGCTGGAGTGTGCAGCACGAAGAGACTTCAACGTGACCGTCCTAGGCATGCTCGGGTTTGCGTACCCCCAATACCGTTCGTCATCAGGGGACACCGACTCAGGCACCGACCACTCAGCCATGTACAACTCACCCGGCTCACCCTTGTCAATCTGACCGATGGCCTGCTCCCGAAGTTTCTTCATCACCGTGCTGGACTCATCACCAGCCGTGGACACCAACAACGACAACCCCGACTTCACCGCAATCTGTGCAGGCTTCAAAGCCCCGAAATATGCAGCCTCGGTAATCGCCCAAAGTTCGTCAACGATCAAAATGTCCACGCCCGAGATGCCGTGCTTCTTTCCTGTCGCAGCCTTCACCAAATACTCAGAGCCGTCCACCATCTTGACGCGGTGCCGACCGTACGCCCACGTCACTTTGCACAGACCTGACTCTTCCCACAACTCAAAGAGATCACGCAAGTCCTCAAAGACCTCAGTCGCCAACGACAACTCATGAGCCGTGGACACGACCTTGACGGGTCTGCCCCAAATGCGAGGCAACTCGAGAAGGCAGAAGCCCACCACCGCCGAAAGCATAAAAGTCTTGCCCTGCTGGCGAGCACAAAACGCCATAGCACTCGAATGAGTAAACGAATGGTCAGGATCATGCTCAAAAGCACCGGTGAGAACATTGACTTGCCACGGAAACAAATGACGGTTGAGATGCGCAGCTGCAAACTCTGCAATGAGAGGCCCATAAGACTCGTACCCAATAGTCGGCGTTTCCAGCCGTGGCTCATCAGAACCAACGCCAGCCGTTAACGGCGGTAACAACCTGTCTTGAGCTGAGTCATGACTGTTTTGGGAGATACGCGAAGA